TGCATAATAATGGAAGATGATGCATTTCGAATGGATGATAAAAAAACATTTAGTGAACGCATTAACCATATTTTTCCATATCTAGAAAAACATGTAGGTGAATACTCTCATTTTCAAGGGGGGGGGGGATATCCTATCCCAAAAAACATAGAAAACAAAGATCCCTTTATAATTCGGTGTGATTATGTAACTTGCGCAACATTTACAATTTATGGTAAAGAAGCAGCTAATAGTGTTTTTGATTTTGAAAAAAACATAGAAAACGTTGAAATTACTTTTGACAACTACATTGGTCAACAAAATCGTGGCAAAATTTTAGTGCCTTTTCCTCATTTGGTCTGGCAAATTATTGGAATTCCTTCAACCATTTCATCTGAAGATCAAAAAGTTACATTAAATGAAGCATTTCGTGAAGCAGCCACGACATTACGACATTTTGTAAATCAAAAGTTAAAACAGCGTGGTAGAAAATCATACAAAACTCGCAAACTACAGGCGAATACTTCAAGAACCACTCTTCGTATTCGAGGTCGCTGCGTTTGAGTTGCTGGTACTTTTGGGCTTTGATGTCATACAGCGTTTCTTGCTTGCCCACTTGAACCACGTTATAGCTGTGACACGCCACTGGCATTTTGCCAACCGCAATTTCGTAATGCTCTGGTACATTATCTATCTTATCTAGCTTATTAAATTATTTACAACCACGTATCGTAAATAATTTAATACAAAACTTTGGTCTAGTCGCTAATCCATATAGCACGGCAGTTTGTCAATATTCATAATACGATTTGTCGGCTTTATTTTCTTCTTAGGAACTTCGTAGTCTACAAATATAGGTTTTAAAAGTTGTGCTTGCGGTGTGTGTTTATGCACACTTCGCGCAATCATTTTATATAATTTAAAATCTGGATACCTCTCTTCCCCGTTCGTCTTATACAAAATATTCCTATTCTGGTCATCGGTTACCCACTCCACTATTAGTTTCGCTATCGCATTTGTCTTGCATACTTTAGCAACATCCCCAATATTGTCAATAAAGTAATCAAAAATGGAACATCCTAAGCGACACAAATCAAAACTAAAGTTCGGTTCTAATCTTGGTTTCTTATCATTGAAATAGGGTTCGATATTATATTGCGTAGCAGCGTCACCGGTGCTACTGAAACTATCGCTGCAGATTAGACGACCCTTGTATTTATAAATTGCGCGACCAAAGTCAATAATCTTGAAAATGCGGTGGTATGTAGGGACGCGATAATATTTTTTATTAAAAAGATAATACACATGCGTCTTATCTGTGTGAACAAACATGACGTTGTTGGTATGAAGATCGTTATGTGTAAAGCCAAACACTTTTTGGTATGTAATAAGCGTCATGATAACTTGCATAAGTGCTGATTTCCATTCGCCGTCGCTCATTTCTTCCTCGCCCATCATAAGCGAGTCAAGTGTATTATCGCATTTTTCAAGCATAATAGCAGAAACAGGGAAATCTTTAATAATAGCCCATAGTGTTTCATTTTCGTCGTAATAGTCTTCGTCTTCGTCTTCATCTTCGTCTTCATCGTGATCATCACCATCATCGTCATCATCGTCGTGGTCGTCGTCGTTTGTTTCGTCATGGTTATGATTATTTTTATTCATTTTCTCTCCTTTCTCTCGTTTATCACCAGCATCACCACCATCGCTCTCGCTACATGATGTATACGAAGAACGCGATGAACATGTGGAGTCATCATTTTCAAAATCATTGTGAATATCGTGATTATTATGTGCATTGCATTCGCATCCAGGTTCATGCTCTACTACGTTATTTATATCATGATTACTATGACTATGACTATGACTATGACTATGACTATCGCTATCACTATCGCTATGATAATCTTTTAATTGAATATTCGAATTTAAAATAGAATTATCATTTGCATTAAGGTCATTTAATGCTATCATCGATTCTAAGTTTATATCGTTTACGCATGTAGGTTCGCATACACTTGTATTTGTGGTTGTAGCAAAAACTGCATTAAGTTCACTGCTTATATTGTTAAAGTCATCGTGAATAATATACTGCAAATCCCCGCTATCGCTACCACCACCATCACCATCAGCATCAGCATCATGACCACCACTTACTATTTTTATTTTAGCACGTCGATTGCGCGTATTATTTCGTGGTTTTACTTTTCCCATTGAGTCTAAACTAATATGGTCATCGTCGTCACTATCATAACCCGTCGCATTTTCACCATAGTCATAATCTTCATCTTCAATAGTAAACAATATATCTTTGTTTTTACTAAAAAATACATTTTTATCTAAATAGTCAATATCGTCTATAACATTGTAATAAAAATCGGATTTAATACCATTAAAAGAACCATAAAAATCAAGCCCATGCATAAAGCCATGGTGGTTTAAAAGCTGACTTGATAAATAAGAAAAAAACCCATCAACATAAGATGAATTATTTTTGTCATTTACTTTTGGAAGACCAGATAAAGGGAGGATTTTGGATAGTTTTGGAATAGATATTACCTCGTCGATGGTGCCGGCAGTTGCGCTAGTATCGGTTATTGCATACTTGCCTGACAGGTATTTTAGAGGGTCAAGCAAAGGAGAGAATTTTATGTATACTGGTTTATGTTCAATCGTAAGTGCGTTATCTTTACTTTTGAATGTATCTATAACTGCCGCCTGAATATTATTTCTATCAACAACACCCGAAAGACAGGATACATAATACCGCTGGTTTAAGTTAAAAGAATTATAATTTGTTTCATTCATGTTAAAATAACTTTCATATATCGGTATGTAATTTGAGATATTTCTCAATTGGATTTGAGATGTTTCTAAAGAATTAAAAAAATCCTCATATTCTATTTTTCTATAGTATAGTGAAAAATAGTCTTCATTGGGGGTAGCGGGAGTAGCGGGGGTAGCGGGGATAGCAGGTGTAGTAGTAGTTGAAGCATCTACTTCTTTTCCTTCGATATCAATATTCATCTTCTATTATTAATAAATTAAATACATAATTTTATTACATTTTAAACTAATAATATCTATTATCTATTTGTTTATCTATTGCGTTATATATTTTATATTTTTTAAATTGTATTATAATATATATTACTAGTTACAACACAATTACAAATACATAGAATAAATAGAACATAGTAATGAGTGTTGGTTTAGAATTAGCAAAGTTTGATATGAGGTCGATTAGTTTTAGACCCGACGAAAATAAAGGCCCCGTTATTGTTCTTATTGGTCGCCGTGATACAGGTAAGAGTTTTTTAGTGAAAGATTTAATGTATTATCACCAAGATATTCCTATTGGTACTGTTATATCTGGAACAGAGGCAGGCAACGGATTCTTCGGTGAACATGTACCCAAGCTTTTCATCCATGATGCATATAATACCGCTATTATTGAGAATATTTTAAAACGACAAAAAGCAGTTTTAAAACAAATGAAAAAAGAGATTGAGACATATAAGAGAAGCACGATTGACCCACGAACATTCGTCGTTTTGGATGATTGTCTCTTTGATAATAAATGGACAAAGGATGTTATGATGCGTCTCCTCTTTATGAACGGACGTCACTGGAAAATTATGCTTGTAATTACTATGCAGTATCCCCTCGGTATTCCGCCAAATTTAAGAACTAATATTGACTATGTTTTTATTCTACGTGAACCATACATCGGAAATCGAAAAAGAATATATGAAAACTATGCGGGTATGTTTCCGACATTTGAAAGCTTTTGTCAAGTCATGGACCAATGCACAGAAAATTTTGAATGTCTTGTGATAAACAATAACGCAAAATCAAATAAACTACATGACCAGATATTCTGGTATAAAGCACAAACACATGGACCATTTAAATTGGGAGCAAAAGAGTTCTGGGAAATGTCGAAAGATATTCATTCGGATGATGAAGAGGAACAATATGACCCATCAAGTATTAAACGCAAAGGCCAAGGACCGAAGATTCAAGTGAAAAAAAATAAGTGGTAGTTATATCTAAAAAAGTGATGTAAAATTTGTAGCTAGGTTATTTATATTTTCTTTTTGTGACTTATTCAATTTATTATTTTTATTTACACTATTTATAATATTATTTATATTGTCAATACTATCATTATAAGTAGTTGTGAGACATAAACATGGTATATTAAAATAATTTGAAAGTAAAATTGTTATGTAAATACTTTCAGGTCCGATTAGTATTTTATTAGTTTTATCATTTTTTACTATATCATATATTTCATTTTTAAAATTTGTGCTATCATAGTTAGTTATCGTAATCGTATCATGAATCAAGTAATTTGTTTTTTTATATATATTATTTATTTCAATATAATTTGGAAAAAAGTCATCATACTTATAGTTTTTAAAATCATTACTTATAATACATGACTTTATATGAAAAATTTTTTCTGATGGTAAGTAGTTACTATATATAATAGATAAGTCTATAATACATGATGGATTTAATTTACTAATAGTTTCATTCATTTCATATAACATTTTTTTCTTATTTTTATATGTGTTAAAACTATTTTTTGTCAAAAAATAATAGTTACCATCAATTATATATATATTACCTTTTAATAGTTTTATTTTTTTAGGATAAAATTTTGTTCTTTCAAAAATAAAACGAAAATAATTTTCAATATGTAAGTTATCTATAATTATAAATGCATTTTGTATATTTATATTAAAATCAAATCCATCCAATTTTCTAACAAATGGTTTATTATTTTTTATTAAATCTATTATCCATGTATTTTCAGATAACTTTGCTGGTTTATGAGTAAAAATACTATTAATCCAATAGTAATTTTTACCTTCTATACAAGACGGAGACATAGTGACAATAGAATCAACACCTAAAATATCTAATGAATATTTTTCACCACCTATATCTAACTGAACATATGAATGGATTGGGTTTCCTGTATCATTTTCAAAATAATAATGATAACCATTGGGTGTTTTTTCACATGCAGTGTCTTTCGGAACTTTATCAATTAAAAAATTTGCACTTTCGAGACTATCATTTGTATCAAAATCCAAAACTATATGCTTATCTGGTATAAAACCAATCATTTTTTTATTCATAAATTCGCCTCGTGTTTTTTCAGTTACTATGTTAAAACGTTTTGGAATATATTTTTTTTTTAGATGTTTACAATATTTTATATTATAATTTTTTACATTTATTCCCATCTCATGTAGTTTATAAAAATCATGTTTTAGACGATACATATAGATAACTTTTTTCATGCCATAATATACTGCATAAAGTATAACTATTGACAATGCAGTAATAAATAATATAGAAAGTATTTTTAATACCACGTTGTTTTTTAATGTTTTATTTTTTAATATACCAAAAATATTGAATTTTGTTAACGATTTTATTTTGGTCATTGTAGTATGGTATATTATGTTATGTTCCTAATACGGAAAATATAATATATATATAAAACCAATATTAAAATTATACAACATTGGGCAAAATTATACACAAGTATATGTTATCTGTAATAAATAACAGATAAAAAATACTAAAAATATTTATAGTTATCCAATGATATGATATACTATGGATATGTATTACTTACTATCCGCACTATCTTCTACCGACATAGTAGACGGATCATAATGCGTAAGTTTTGAAAGACCATGGTCTCCGTTTTTATCAACCACGACATTCTCTGCTTCAAACATGTTCTTCTTAATATCGTCTATTGATGCATCTTCATCTAGTCCGTCAAAATTTCCAACATTTGCGACACCAACAAGCTCTCCTTCTGCATTAATTGTTTGCGTAAGTTTGTTTCCTGACTCTTCTGCCTTCTTCATATTCTCCTCAATTGCTTTTTGTTTTGCTTCCTTGACACGTTTCTCAAAATCGTGTTTGGCCATATCCTCGTTCTTCTTCTTATCTGCCATGAGCTGATTTAGTGTCTCTTCCATATACTCGACACGCCCTGTCTTATATGCATCCGGATGAAATGGAACCCACATACCAACTTGCCCAACGTAAATATCATGATTCGGATCAACCTCGCGCAACAATTTGCAGCGGAGTTCTGCTTCTCCTTGTGTAGGAAAAACGCCGCGAACTTTGATACCTCGTGTTGACGTTTGGAACTGATGTAACTCGCCAAATTTCTGGTCAAGTTGTTCCTCGTTGTTATCAATGAATGTTTTATAATCGTCACTAATGGAAGAGGCAAGTTTAAGTGATTCACCTTCTTCTTTTGTAAAGTCATTAAAATCCGCCATGAGTTTATCAAACGAAAGAGAAGGATATTTGAATGCAATAAAGTTTATAAATTGTGAAAACTTTTCCATCGATTTTTTAAAATCCCATTGTTTAATAAATTCCTCATACAAAAATTCCTCTTTTTTTTTTATAATTTTTTCTGGAGATACAAAGGACAAGCATACAAACTTTTGTCCGGCAATTGGTTTATCTTCTTCCAATAAGTCGACATATTTAGGATTTTCTTTTCCATCTGGCAAATATTTAGGGGTAACACCTTCGGGTAGCTTATTTGAGAATGACATTTACTGACAATATTATACATATAATTATTTTATTATTTTAAGTTATTTTACACAACTATTGTTTAATTATTTAATTATTTAATTATTTAATTATTTAATTGTTTAATTGTTTAATTGTTTAATTGTTTAATTGTTTAATATATTTTAAACTATAAAAACTTATTATATTTAGCAATATTGGTTATAACATATATAACAAATTTATAACATATCTGTAATATTTTTTTCTACATTATATTTATAATATGTACGGAACACTTGATTTTAGTGAGCTTTTTAAGCGTTTTATTAAGTATATAATTGAGGGTCTTTGTGTAGCTATCGTTGCCTACTCTATTCCTTCTCGCACTCTCAAATTGGATGAGATTGCGTTGATTTCTCTTGTTGCTGCTGCCACGTTTGCTATTTTGGACGTGT